ATGCGGGCCCGGATTGTTTGGACGGCAGCGCTCGATGGCGAAGTGAGGGCGCTGCGGATGGCCGGGCTGACGTGGGATGCGGTGGCGCGGGAAATGTGCCTGGGCCGCAACACTGTGCTGGAGCGCGGGCGGCGCCTAGGGGCGCGGCGGCCGCGGCGACACATTTCGCCAGCGATCGATGAGGCTGCCGACCGGCCGGCCAAGCCCGCCGGCCACCCTGACACTTGGTGTTTGATCATCGCGGGGACGGTGCTGGAGGGCACGCCCTATCCATTTCCGGTCTTCCTGTAAGGAGAACAAAACATGAATATCCGTATGGCACATGGCGGGGCGGTGGAGGTGAAGCCAGACCCTGACGCCGTCGACGGGCCGCTTGTGATTTACCGCCTGGAGGAGGCTGGGGCCACGCTGCTGGCATTGCCGGGGAGCGGCTACTCGCCAAGGCTGCGAATGTCGCATCTGGACGTGGTCCAGGCCGCGGCGGAGGCCTATGGATGGGACACCGGGCGGATCAGACCGGCGACGCCGACGGCGGAACGCATTACGCGCATGGACGAGGCGCTGGGCTGGATCGTCCTGATACCGAAAGCACGCTACGTTCTGCGGCGCATTGTTGGCGCGCGCAGCCTGGTCAGCCCGGTGACGGAGCGGCACCTGTTTTCGTGGCGGCGGCTCGCGTCGGTAGTGGGCGCCGACCACAAGGCGGTGCAGCGATGGCATGCGCAGGGCATCGACATGATTGTCGCCGCGCTGCTGGCCCTGCGCCGCAAGGGCAGAGTGTAAGGCGAACCGAGCTGTTGCCGTGCGCGGCGCCTCAGCGAGGCGCGGCCAGGTTGACCAGATAGCGGCAGCGTGGGGTGATGTAGGTGCCATACCAACCCGCCATGACGTTGACTCATATAGGCCAGGATAAGGAAGGTGTTCTTTTCTGAAGAAAAGAACCAAAAGACTTTTGTTAGTTGCTGTCGCGGACCGTCCTTGTAGTACAAGTACCTGAATTTGCAAAAGTCTTTTGCTTCTTTTCTTCAGAAAAGAAGGCCTTGCTTCCTATCGCCACATGCAAGTCCAGGTCGCGGGACGGGTCAGCCTCAAGGTCGTTTGGTATCGCGGTGGCGAATATTTCGCAGTCGGCGTGCACGGCGCGGTTACCGGCCGGCGCGCGGATTTGGCGCTCATCGATGACCCGGTGAGTTCGATGGCTGAGGCGCTCAATCCACGGGCCCGCGAGCAGTTGTGGAACTGGTTTCGGAGCGAACTGGTCACCCGGTTGAAGCCGAACGGGCGGATGCTGCTGATCATGACTCGTTGGCACCCCGACGATATTGCGGGGCGGCTGATTGATCAGGGGGGCTGGTCCATTTTGCAGCTGCCGGCCCTCGCAGAGGCGGACGACCCGCTCGGGCGCGAGCCCGGCGCGGCGCTATGGCCGGAGTGGGAGGACCGATCGGAACTGTTGGCCAAGCAGGCGGTGCTTGGCGAACGTACGTTCGCGGCACTGTTCCAGCAGGCGCCAGTGCTTAACACGGGTGCGCTGTTCGATACGGCGCGCATTCATGTGATTGATCACGCGCCGGCTGGAACCGCAGTGCGGGCGTGGGACCTGGCGGGCAGCAGCGATGTTTCGCGCAATCCCGATTGGACCGTGGGCCTACGCTTGCTGCGCGATACCACCGGCCGATTCGTTGTAGAGGACATCAGGAGGGTGCGCGGAGAGCCCGCGGAAGTTGCAACCCTTATCCGCACGACAGCCGAGGCGGACGGGCTGGCGGTTGCCATTGGCCTGCCGCAAGACCCGGGTCAGGCGGGGCTATTTCAGGTGGCCGCATTGACTAGCCTGCTGGCCGGGTTCCGGGTAACCAGTAGCGTGGAGACCGGTTCGAAACTAGAACGGGCGCAGGGCGTTGCAAGCCAGGTGCCACCCGGGAATGTCAGCGTGGTACGGGCGCGGTGGACGCGGGCATTTCTTGACGAACTCGATCTATTTCCGTCCAGCGAGAAGGATGATCAGGTCGATGCATTGTCCCGGGCGTTTATGATGCTGGTGGTTGCACCGCAACCTGGCCGGTTCAAGGATGTGCCGTTGCTTGCACGTTAAAATGTGAGAGCTTAAGTTTGCTGGCAGCGCGCAACGGGCGCTTTTGCGGGGCACGCGTTCGCGCGACGCCCCTGGCCGCTGGTCTGCCGTATGCGGCGCTGTAGGGTGGGAACTCTCTTAATCAATATTACAAAACCAGGAATTGCGCCAACTTGTTCGTTGCCCACACCTATTTATGGTTAGTACAATATGACCTGAAGCCTACAGCTCCAGCTTGGTCCGGGGGTGGATGGCGAAGGTTCACTCAATTTTGACGGATGCAGCACGCCGCGTCTTGTCTTGATTAGCCGCTCTTCACGTTGTCATATTCGCGTGCATTGATAATACCCAGGAGATCGGCTTGTTTGGATCGATCTGTGAACTGATTCCCTGGGATCGCGACTACCCTGATCGCACCAGGCGGCTAGATCTTTTCCGACGAGTCTTGGACGGCACATTTTACGACGTCTTGCCGTATGAATTTCACCAGGAGCGCTCAGCCGGCGACGAATACATACCGTTGCGCAAGCGACGGCCGTCGGTGCGTTACGGTTTGCCGCGCGTCGTCGTTGAGGACAGCGTTGCGCTGCTTTTTAGTGAAGGTCACTTTCCGACCCTTGATTCAACGGACCGCGAGGTTCGCGCGGTGGCTTGCAGATTGGCCAAGGCAAGCCGATTGAATGCAGTAATGACAGAAGCGGCGTTGCGTGGAAGCGTGGGCTCCGTCGCAATCCTGATGCGGGTGTTACGTGGCCGCGTGTTTCTGGATGTGCTGGAATCCCTTTATCTGACGCCGGAATGGGAATCCGATGCGCCCGATACGCTGCACTGCGTTACCGAACGTTACAAGGTAAGCGGGACCGCGCTGGCGGCCCAAGGGTATCGAATAGCCGATCCGGACGCGACTTATTGGTTTTCCAGGCAGTGGAATGCCGAGTGGGAAACCTGGTTCGAGCCAATCGAGGTGGGCTGCGCCAGCGCGGCGACAGTGGACCACGAACGCAGTGTAAGGCACGGGTTGGGATTTGTTCCCCTAACGTGGATCAAGAATCTCCCGGGAGGTTCGGGCGCGGACGGGGCCTGCACATTCCGCGCAGCCATCGAAACCGCGGTCGAGATCGACTACCAGCTTAGCCAGGCCGGGCGAGGATTGAAATATAGCAGCGACCCGACGCTGCTGATCCGCGAACCGGCCGGACTGGACACCACGATGGTTCGCGGCGCCGCGAACGCCTTAGTTCTCAGCGAAAAGGGTGATGCCAAGCTGCTGGAGATCGGCGGCACCGCAAGCCAGGCGGTGATTGAGTATGTACGCACTTTGCGTGAGCTGGCATTGGAGAGCGTGCATGGGAACAGGGTGGATGCAAGCCGGTTAGCAACGCCGGCCAGTGGCCGCGCCTTAGAACTCATGAACCAGGGCCTGTTGTGGCTCGCTGACAATTTGCGAGTCAGTTATGGCGAGCAAGGGCTGCTCGCCGTGGTAAGAATGATGTTGCGTGCCGCTTCAGTCTATAGGCTGGAGCCCGATGGCGAGCCAATCCCGCCGTTACTGGAATGCGCACCATTGAGTCTCCGCTGGCCGGCCTGGTACTCGCCGGACTCGCTCGATCGCCAGCGTGACGCCGCGACAATATCGACCCTGGTGAGCGCCGGTCAGATTTCTCGCGAAACGGGGTTACAGGTCCTGGCGCCGAGCTACGACATTGAGGACATTCCGGGGGAGTTGGCTCGCATCAACGCCGAAAGGACCACATGAGCGCGGATGAATCAGCAGGTGCACCCGAGGCGGAACTCACCGTGTTGCGGGCCCGGGCGGAATTATTGGAAGCTGCGCTGCAGGAAAACCGGGAACAGGCAGCGCGGCGGCTCATTCAGGCGGAGTTGAAAGCCGAAGCATGGAAGAGCGGGATGGTCGATCTGGACGGTCTCAAACTCATTGATGCCAGCGACATCGCCATCGATGACAATGGTGAGGTGAAGGGTGTTGCGGCTGTGCTTGCCCGGCTGCGCCGCGCCAAACCATGGTTGTTTGGCACGGGGAGTTCGAGCAGCCATGCTGGCGTACCCGCATCAACGCCGGCCCGTCAGAAGCTTGCTACGGAAATGACATTGGATGAATGGCGGAGCGCCCGCGCAGAGCTATTGCGACGACGTTGATAACGGCGCCCCCGCACGTTGCGGTGGTTCTTCTGGCTGATTGGGGGCTAAGCCCCCACTTCTTTGGGGGCTTAAATGGGCATACAGAACTTTCCCGCAGCGTTACAACCGATTATCCAGCAGGGTTTCCTGGAGCGCGAGTTTCAGCAGGCGTTGCGGTCGCGCCTTGGTTATCGCGCCTGCGCCGACCGTGAGTCATTTGCCGTCGGGATTGGTGAAACACTGACCAAGACACGGGCCGGGCTGCTACCAGCGGTGACAACGCCACTTATTCCATCGACGAACACCAATCTGGACAACGGCCTTACCCCAGCGAGTTGGGGGGTTGAACAATACACGCTGACGCTTAACAACTATGCGTCAACGATGGACCTTAATGTGGTGACAAGCCGGGTTGGAATCGCCAGCCTGTTCTTGCAAAATGCCTATGTCAATGGCCAACAGGCCGCGCGCAGCCTGGACGATTTGGCCAGAAACGCTCTGTTCAGCGCGTATTTCGGTGGCAACACCCGAGTGCGCACGACACTTGGAACCGCGGGTCCGGCTGTCGCAGTCGACGACGTCCGCGGATTTCAAACGGCGTTCGTGAATGGCGTGCAGCAAGCAGTTTCGACGACGAATCCGCTGACGGTAACGGTGGGGGCGGACGCCTATAATGTCATTGCTGCCGTGGCCGATTCGACCAACGTCAGCACTACTCCGGGCGGCATCTCGGGAGTATTGACATTCAGTACCAACGTGATTGTCGCGGATGGCACAGCGGGCAATACGGTGCTGGCGGCGACCGCCGCGTTGATTTTGCGGCCAAATGGACGCACCAACTCCGGGCAGATCATCGCCGGCGATACGCTGGCCATGAGCAACATCCTTGATGCTGTTGCTAACCTTAGGCTGAATGCTGTTCCAGACATCGACGGCGCTTACAATTGTTACCTTGATCCGATCAGCGCTCGGCAACTTTTCGCCGATCCCGATTTCCAGCGATTGTTCATCGGCGTCACCTCCGCGATCGAGGTGTTCCGGCCAGGCCAGGGCGTGGTGAACGAATTCCTGGGGCTGCGCTTCGTGCTTACGACCGAGTCTTACGTGCAGCCTCTGACGACCGTTCCCGGTGCGATGATCCGGCGACCGATCGTGGTCGGCCAGGGAGCACTCATCGAGGGCGATTTTGCCGGCATGGCAGCAGACGACGTGGCGCCGCGAGACTCGATCGTATCGATGGTGGACGACGTGTGCATGGTGACGCGTGAGCCGATCGACCGCCTGCAGCAGATCATTGCACAGTCATGGTACTGGATCGGTGGTTTTTGCGCACCATCGGATACGACCACCAACAGTCTGGTGCTGCCGACCGCGACCAACGCGAATTTTAAGCGGGCGGTGATGATTGAGCATATTGGGTAACAGGTGACAATTTCTTCGCCGCGGCGAGTGCTGCCGCGCGGTGAAACCGCGCTGCCGTAAGCCAATGCCGCGCGGCGCGGGCGGTCCGCGAGACTGGAGCGCTTAGAAATATATGTTCACCGACCAGCAGAAAACCGATATCCGCCGGCACTGCGGCTACCCGGTGTATGGCGCCGCACCCGAAGGAAACATGGGGTGGCGGTTCTTCATTGCCTATGGTGCGCTGGAATATCGGATCAACAATCTCAGCCCGGCGGAGCAAGCCGTTGTACTGACGTACCTCGCCACGCTCAATCAACTTGAAGCAGTGGTGCCGCTAACCAGCGACAACCTGGATAGCGATAATGCGGCAAGCTGGCAGCACAACAAAAACGAACTCGCGGACCGGCTGCGGCTGTTGGATGCGTGGCGACGTCGGTTGTGTGCATTCTTGGGTGTGCCGCCAGGCGAGGGGTTGGGATTCAGTGGTGTGACCTGGACGGTGTGATGGACGGACCAATGCTGCAGGACCGGGTGAGCCGCGGTATGGGAGTGGCCGCGCGCCGCACCGGAATTCCATATGTTGTCTCGCGACCACGCGGAGCGGCGCAGCCGCTGGCGGCCGGCAACCGTGTTATCAAATTGTGTGCGGCATTCCAGCCGGGCGGCGATGGCGGCCGCGCCACACCTGGCTATGGCGGGCTGTTGTGGCATGGCATATTTGACAGCTCCTATACGATGGCCGGCGACTATCTCTCGAGCTGCGACGCGATATACTTCGTGGCCGCCCAGTTGCCGCTGGTGCCTGTGCAATGCGTGCTGACAAATCGTACAATCGACGTTCTTCGTCCAACAAGCCCAAACGACGGCGGCTATAGTGGAATGGTCGCGGAGACGGCAGAGATCGTTCTGGCTGAATGGCCAGCATGCCTACAGACGTTACATGCCAGCACCAAAGGCGCGCCGCCAGACTCGCGGTTCGGCAGTTGGGCCATCATACTGCCGCGACTTCCGTGCGATCCACAAGCCGCGGACATTATCAGCGATGATATGGGCCGGACATTTGCAACCGCAGCAGCCGAGGAAACGGAACTTGGCTGGCGCTTGACCGTACGCCAGATTGCGGGCTGAGCTGATCGGCGGCGTGTACATGATCGATCGAGATTGCGGGGACGCCAGGCATGCAAGCTAACGCACTGCACGTTGTCACCGCACGCTTCAACCCATTGCGATGGTCCGCTCCCGAACGCACCTACGGCGAATGGGTAGCGCATATACTCGACTCGGGCGCGCGATTGACGACGGTGGAAGTGCAGTATGGAAGTCGACCATTTTGTTGCGACCTGCCGCATGTAAACCATATAGGCATGCGCGCCGACAGCTGGGTCTGGGGCAAGGAATGCGCCCTGAACGCTGCAATCCAGCGCCTGCCTGACGCGGAATATATTGCGTGGGGTGACGCTGACATCTGGCACCGCCGGCCAGGATGGGCGCGCGAAACCGTCGAGTATCTACAGCACTACCGGGTCGTACAGACCTGGACTCGCGCGCTGGATCTAGGGCCAAACGATGCGCTACTCGGCGTGCATCAGTCATTCTGTTCTCAGTACCAGGCTGGGAAGCCGTTGGTTTCCGGCGGATCCAAGTTTTGGACGTTCGATGGGGGCTATGCGACCTATCCCCATAGCGGCTATTTCTGGGCGGCTAAACGGGAACTGTTCGACTGGACTGGCGGCTTGTTCGAACTCGCCGGGATGGGCAGTGCGGACCACCATATGGCCCTCGCGCTGGTTGGTCTGGTGGAACGCAGTTGGCCGGCGGGAACGAGTGCTTCGTATCGCGCGCATCTGATCCGCTGGCAGGAGCGCGCGCGCCGGTTCGTCAATGGCAGGATTGCGGCGGTCCCAGGGATGATCGAGCATCGATTCCATGGTGCGAAACAGCATCGCGGATACCTAGGCCGATGGGACATGTTTGTGCGGCATGGGTTCGATCCAGATACCGATTTGAAGCGCAATAGCTGGGGCATGCTGGAGTGGGCGGGTAACAAGCCCGAACTCGAGCGCGAATGGGACCAATATTTGCGGTCTCGTCGCGAGGATGACAACTGCATCTGAGGACTTACGGTGGCAGATGTCGCGGACGTAGAGGCGGCGCTGGTCGGGGCCGTGTTGGGAACGCTGTACCCGAATGGAGCCACCACACTGAGTGCCACGGGTACTCCGGTCCGGGTGTTTCGGGGGTGGCCAACCACGGGCCTGCTGATGCAGGACCGCGCGGCGGGCGGAATTGATATCAGCGTATTCGGGATACCCGGAACAACTCGCAACACCACGCGCTGGGGCGTGCAGGTAAGCGAATTGCCCAGCGATCCAAGCCTGAGCGTGGAAGTGAGCGGTAATTCGGCGACATTTCTGGGGACGGCCGCGCAAGGCGATCTGGCGGGCGCCCTGGTGGAGCAAAACGCCTACGTCTACCAAGCCCAGCAGGGCGATTCGGCCGCGTTGGTGACGGCGGCACTGGCCGATCTGATACGCGCTGACATGATTTGCTGGGTCACGCAGGCGACCTTGACGGTACCGGGGGTGTCCGCGTTGGTGGCACGTACTGCCAGCGCGGTAAGTGCGCTGGTAGAGTGGGGGCGGCAGGAACAGCAGTTCAGGATTTCTGTGTGGGCGCCATCGCCGGCTGCGCGTGACGGCTGTGCGGCGCTTGTCATGCAGGGTCTGGTGCCGCTTGCGTTCATAACACTATCTGATGGCACCGGCGGGAGGTTACGATTCCATGGTACTGCCAACCTTGACGATGATCAGACCGCCTCGATCTACCGGCGCGACATGATTTTTATCGTAGAGTTTGGAACCACCTTGCTGGTCACCAACCCGACGATGTTGTTTGGTGACCTTGATTACAATGGGTCGGTTATCCTCGCCTGATGGAGACGATTGAATGGATGCGGTTCTGATCGTGGTGCGCCCATTCGGCGGCTATCGAGTCGGCGACGTCATCGACGATCCTGGCCACATGCGTGATGCGCTGAAAGGCGAGCATGCGAAGGATGTCGTGCGAATTGGAACGCCAACGCAATCCGTACGGCGGCAGGGGGAGATCTGACAATGGCGATCTACCAGCAAGGCACACTCAATACGACTGCGCTGGTGGTGCCCGACCTGTATGTGCAGGTGGTGCCGCCACAGAATCTGGTTCTGAATGGAGTACCAACCAATATGGTTGGTATTGTAGGCACGGCCAGCTGGGGACCGGTCAACCAGCCCGCGGTGGTTGGAACAATGGCTGACTATGTCACCAATTTCGGTCCGGTAATCGATCGAACCTACGACATGGGAACACCTGTTGCAACAGCGGTGCAACAAGGCGCTTCCGATTTCCGCTGTGTGCGGGTTACCGACGGAACCGATACAGCGGCAAGCTACGCTATTGCGTTTCTAAATGGTGTTTACGCCGCGCTGTTGACGGCGCGCTACACCGGTACGCAGGGCAACAGCATTAGCATTTCGCTGAGTAGCGGCTCGCAGTTCGGCACCTGGCGATTGACCACAGCTATGCCGGGCCAGGTTCCGGAGATTTTCGACAACATCCCTGCTGCCACACCGGCCGCGTTTTGGGCGGCGCTGATTGCGGCGGTGAACGGTGGCAACGGCCCGCTACGCGGGCCTTCTCAGTTGGTGGTGGCGACCCTGGGCACCGCGACCAGCGTGGCGCCGGCCGCGTTTAGCGGGCAAACATTGCTTGGGGGCACCGATGGTGCCGCGGCGATCAGCGCGGCGACGCTGGTGGGACAGGATATCCTGCCGAGGCAAGGCATGTACGCGCTGCGCGGGCAGGGGTGCAGTATTGCGCTGCTTGCCGATAGCGACCAGCCCACGCAATGGACAACGCAAGCTGCCTTCGGGGAGTCCGAGGGCGTATACATGATCCTTACCGGGCCCCCGGGGGATACCATTACCGACGCGGTGACTGTGATTCAGCAGAGCGGATTAGACTCATTCGCGGCTAAGCTGATGTTTGGCGACTGGGTGTACTGGTCCGACCAGGCGAACGGCGTAATTCGATTGGTGTCGCCGCAGGGATTTGTAGCAGGCCGCCTCGCCAACCTTTCGCCCGAGCAGTCGAGCCTGAATAAACCGCTTTACAGCGTGGTGGGAACCCAAAGCGCCGGCGTGCCGGGCAGCAGCCAATCCGCCACCTATAGCGAGGCCGAGCTGCAGACGCTAGTGCTGGCGGGAATCGATTTGATTGCTAATCCACAACCCGGAGGCGCATACTGGGGCGTGCGTTTCGGACATAATACGTCCAGCAACGCAGCGACTAATGGCGATAATTATACTCGCATGACAAATTTTATCGCCGCCACACTGGCAGCCGGCATGGGTCAGTTTGTCGGCCAAGTGATTAACAACACATTGTTTCAGCAGATTCGATCGACAGAATTGAGTTTCTTGCAAGCGTTGCTCAGTCAAGGCATCCTGGCATTGGCGGCGGATGGCAGCATCCCGTTCTCGGTCATATGCGACGCGACCAACAATCCGTTGAGCCGGACCAGCTTGGGCTATGTTCAAAGTGATGCGCAAGTGCAATATCAAGGCATCAACGAGAAGTTCATTGTAAATGTAGAAGGCGGGCAGACAGTCGTGGTACAAAGTCAACTTCTGCCAAGCGGGCCGATTTGACGCTGAACGTTTGACCCAAGAATCGACTTCTGCAGCGCAATTCTTCGTTATCTCAAGCGACAGTAGCGCGTAACTTCCCGGGCCGAACGTCATGCCATGCAGTGCTGCAAAGCTGCATACCGCTGTTCGGTCGGACGACCGAGAAGCTGTCTGGGCAGGTCCGCGTGTTCGATCCGGTGGAACCATCCGTGAATATCGTTGATTGACAGATCTGGAGACAGGCGATAATGCCGATCAATTCGTTTTCAATTGGGCGTGACTGTCAACTGGTAGTTATGGGGCCGTTCGGGCGGGTCGATTTGACTTATGTGACTGGATTTGAAAGCCGACAGATTACGCAATCGATTCGCCTTGATCGGTTGGACGGTGTTCCAATGGGCGCGGAATTGCCAAAAGGATGGGAAGGTAATTTTGATGTCGAACGGGGCACCAGTGTAGTAGATGATTTCATAGCTATGGCAGAGCAAGCGTTTTTTACCCAGGGATTCCTGCCGGCCGGCACGGTGTATCAATACATTGCCGAAGTCGATGGCTCGACCTCGACATACCAATATAACGGTGTCGTCTTTAAACTTGCAAACTCCGGAAGTTGGAAGGGAGACAGTAGCGTGCGCCAACGGCTGGAGTTTTTTGCCACCCAACGACAGAGAATGTGATGGAAACGCCTTCACAAATCCTGATTGCAGCGGCAGCGCGGCTTGCGACCGCTTCCGACAGTTTGGGTCGCCGCCTGACAGTGAGGCGCCTGACGGCGCTCGACAGACTACGGCTTTTCAAAGCGGTTGGGCCGGAGCTCGCGCAGAATCCGCCGTATTTTGGCATGGCGGCACTGGCAGCTTCTGTTATCGACATCGACGGAGTGCCCGTGCCGCCGCCCACAACCGAGGCTCAGTTGGAAGGCTTGGTGCAGCGCCTCGGTGATGAAGGCATTGAAACGGTGGCGTGTCTATTTGAAGTGACCGAGCCAGCTAAGGCAACGGAGACAGAAGCGGGAAACTGAGTCGGCACCCTGATCTGGTGGATTGCCTATATTTGATCCGGAACGGGGTGCCTTTCGATGTTGCGTTTTCGCTGCCTGAGGATGACCGGCTTGCCTGGGTCGCGGCGATCGGTTGGCTGGACGGGCTGGTGTTCGATTGGCGCAGCCGCATATGGGGCGATGCGTAGTGCACGGACACGGTGGGTAAGGGCGGCGTGTGGTCAAAAATAGCGGCCGCGAGGCGAAGTTACAATGGTGAGACCAGTGCATGAGGTGGGACTGGCGATGGCGTTGCCAGGTCGCCTCGGCGGCGCGTTAGCAAACGGAATAAAGCACGTACAGATCGCAATATCCGGCCTGAAGCTCTCGGATCGGACGCTTGCCAAGTTTGGCGGCGCTCCTGCAACCAAACATTTTCATGCGACGCTGAAGAAATACAGCGGATTGACAATTGCGCCGGGCGACGAATTGCCAGCTGGGCAGCCGTCCAGTATTTCGGCCGACCGGCCAGTAGACGATCATAACATGGCGTGGCATCGGCAGCCGCGGCCATCCGAAAAGCAAAACCACTCATCCAGCTTTCAGCGCCAACGGCCAATTGCAAGCGCACGCGCGGTGCATGTACCCGCCGAGAGCGGAGTGCCCCACGCAAGTGTAAGGCCCCACGCCATACTGGCAGCGGCTGCCGCGGGGAGACGAGGTAGCGAACCCCATTCCGAGCGAGCAAAATTGGTTAGCGACACCGCGGGCGGAGGCGAGGCTCGAGCGGACGCGCGGCACAACGCAGAGGCGCGAGGGACTGCACGGGCTTTCAGCGGCCGCAAAGTCAATTCTGCGGCTATAGCAGCGAACGCAGCGGTAGAGCCAGGAGCACCCGTGGGAAAAGCGGCGCGGCTGAAATTGACCGTCGCCCAGCGGCCGCCTGGGCTGCCCGAGGCTGCGGGTCAAAATAATGCCGAGGCTGCCCGCTTGGCGCCCTCACTGCTCACGTCGATGCCCGGTTCGCAGATATCCGAGACCAGCCGCAAACCCCGTTCCGCTCAGTCTGGCAGATCCGACGGCGCCGCTGCGCCATATGCACCCGTCCGCCGAGCGGCGCCGCGGTCGGATGGGATTTCATCGACGGCAGCGCCCAACGAGGTGTCACGCGACTGGCCCGCTAATCCGAGAGGTCGCGGTGCAGACCATCCCTGCCGCGCTGGAACAGCAGAGGGCGCTGCAATAGCCCCAAAGGACAATGACGCAGCGGCACCTGCCGGCGGTGGCGGCCCGACGCAAGGCGATGTGTTCCTGGACGGAACGTTGGTCGGCCGCTGGATGGCACGAAAAATGGCGCAAGAGGCCGGGCGGCCGCCGAGCGGGAGCCCTGCTTTTGATCCGACCAGAAGTCCATTTCCACCCGGCCGCATGATCGGAGGCTAAGGTGGCCGTTACACTTGGGAGCGTGGTTCTGGACGGCTTCGAGGTCTCCGGCGCACTCCATTTTGGTGGCAAACAAGCGTTGGCGGTTCATCGCCTTCCCGGTGGCGGGCGGGTCATAGACGCACTTGGACCGGATGACAGCGACGTTACCTGGGCTGGCATTCTGACGGGTGGCAATGCGGCTGACCGCGCGCGTTTGCTGGACGGATTGCGCCGCAATGGATCGACAGTGACGCTAGCCTGGGACAGCTTTCTTGTTTCAGTCGTTGTTGGGGAATTGTTGCTTGACTTCGCTAACCCCTGGTGGATTCCATATAGAGTTCGTTGCGTTGTTGCTCCAGATGTCACCAACCTTACGACGGAAGCGACTCCCACCACGCAATCAGCGGTTCTTGCCGATCTTGGCATGGCAGCTGGCTTCATAGATATCGGTGCCGTGGCATCAAGCTTAGCCCCTGCAGCTGCATTTACGGCAGGCACCTCGGACTATGCTCGAGCATCGATCGCTCTGACGGCGATGGTCTCGGCTACCGACGCCGCCATCGCGACGACCGGCGGTAATCTGGCGGCAGCCACCACCATTTCCAGCCTGCTGACGTCCACAGGTTCGCTAGCCGACCTGGTCGCGGCGCGCGGCTATTTGGCGCGCGCTAGTGCAAACTTTCTGCTTTCAGGCGTTTAATGGCAACGATTAGTGTTACCAGCACCACGCTGTTTCAACTTGCGTGTCAGTACTATGGTGACGCCACACAATGGGACCGGATCGCGACGTTGAATAACATCGACGATCCATGGCTTTCAGGCCTGACAACACTTATCTTGCCTTCAACGGAGACTTCGCCAGGAGGTGTTATTGGCTTCGGCTGATACGCGACGGGCTGCCGCCAACGTTCTGGTAAACGGTGTACCACTTGCCGGGATTGAGTCCATTGCAGTTTCCAATAATCTTTATCTTGGCGCGAATCGGTTCGCTATTACCGCCGCAATCACAGAAGACATTGCCGATATCTGGTCGGCCGTGCCGCTTTCGATCGAAGTTCAGATCGGGCTTGACGGTGGCTGGGCGTCATTCATTCTAGGTGACGCCGACAGCATTGAAATTGATCCAATCCGTCAAGATATCCAGTTGGCGGGGAGGGACCTGACTGCGCGGTTTCTTTTGTCGCAGACTCAACAGACGTTTGAAAACCAAACTTCCAGCGAGATCGCGTCGGCCATTGTAACCCGGCATGGTCTGGTACCGCAGGTCACCGCTACATCTACACTTGTCGGACGATACTTCGGGACAAGTCGAACGCGAACCGCAATGTATCAGAATGCTCGCGCGACTAACGATTGGGATCTATTGGTGTGGTTGGCCGAGATAGAGGGTTTCGATCTATGGGTGGACGGATCGACGCTGTATTTCCAGCCGCCATCCACATCGGGACCAACGCTGACCATCTGCCCGGCGGATTGTATAGAGTTAAGCCTGCACCGAAGCCTCGACATTGCCGCCGGGGTGTCCATCCAGGTGAAAAGTTGGGATTGCCAGACGCAACAATCAGTGTCGCAGACACTTTCCTCCGTCAATTCGCCAAATTCCAACATCTCACTGGTGATCGTGCGACCCAACCTTCCGCCCGGCGATGCAACGCTCATGGCTCAGCAAGCTTTAGCGCAAATGACCGCGCATGAGCGAGTAATTTCCTTCACCGTGCCGGGAGATCTAACAACTGCCCCGCGCATGACAATCGAGCTTACCAGCACGGGAACTGATTTCGATGGCACGTATCAAGTAGCCGAGATCGAACGCTGCTTTTCGCTGCGCGAAGGGTTCGTTCAGCACGTGCGAGCAAGGAGTGTCGCTTGGACGCCCTCATCAACCACTTGAAAGCGCATGCAGCACAATTGGACCGTGGGTGGGCACATCCGAGATTGGGTCTAGTGACTTCGGTGGACAATCAGACCTATACCGCACGAGTAACCGTACAGCCGGAAGGAGTGCTGACCGGGTGGCTACCTATGGCGAGCGGCTGGATTGGCAACGGCTGGGGCATGGTATGCGCACCATCACTAGGCGACCAGGTAGTCGTGCTGTGGCAGGAGGGAGATGCAGAGCAAGGCCTGATAATTGGACGGCTTTGGTCGAACGTTTCGATGCCGCCGGTTGCACCGCCAGGAGACTTTTGGCTTATCCATCAAAGCGGCTGCTTTCTGAAACTGCACAATGATGGGACGATCGAAAGCCAAGGCTCGACATGGACCCACAGCGGTGATCTGCACGTGAGTGGCAACGTGTATGACGGCTACGGGCCGCTGTCTGGATTGCGAGCACACTACAACGAGCATACGCATCTGCCATCGGAAACCCCACCCACGCCGACGGACTGACGGTGATAGAAGATGAATGACGCCTTTCTGACCTGGGGCGGCGACCTTCAGGCCAATGCAGCGGGCGACATTGCGCTGGCTTCCGACTTAGACCTCTCGCAGCAGCGGATATTGCGTCGACTTCTTACAAACCTGCAGGACTACATTTGGCAACCGGATTATGGGGCAGGCTTGGGGGGTTTTGTAGGACGGCCGGCGACCGGCCAAATCATTGAAGCGACCATTGGAAACCAGATGTTGCTTGAGCCAACCGTATTACAGACGCCGCCGCCTGCGATATCCGTTCTCGTGCAGCCCAACGGCCAGGTGTTCGCCGATATAGGGTACGTGGAAAGCACATCCGGCAGTTCGCAGTATCTTTCGTTTGCCTTGGGTACCTAGCATGTTATTGCCAGTACAGTCGCTTGCCAGTTTGATGCAGCAAATGGCGGCCGCCGTTCAAGGTGCTGCCACGCAGCTCATCGATCTGTCCGTCGGTGCCGTGCTGCGCGCGCTGTTTGAAGCCGCCGCATCAGTCGCACTTTGGCTGCAGTGGCTTATCGTGCAAGTACTCAGCGCAACCCGCGCCGCAACCAGCGTGGGCACGGATTTGGACACCTGGATGGCGGATTTTTCGCTGACTAGATTGCCCGGTGGAACGGCGGCCGGAATCGTCACGTTCAGTCGGTACACCGTTGGTTTAGTGGCGACGGTCCCGGTTGGCTGCACGATTATGACACAGGACGGCTTAACCCAATTTGTTGTCGTTGCCGATCCGACTTCGAGTTCCTGGAACGGGAGCAACGGCTACACATTGGCCGCCAGTCTGGCGAGTGTCGACGTGCCGATTCAGGCGGCGATTGCTGGTAATGGTGGCAACGTTCAAGCCGCCACGATCACCGTATTGACATCGCCGATCCCTGGCGTCGATCTAGTCACCAATGCTCAGCCAACGACCGGTGGCTCGGATCCCGAGAGCGATGCCGCACTGCGAGCACGATTCACGCTGTATATCAATAGCCGATCGCTGGCCACCTCTGGCGCAATTCTGTTTGCGGTCGCCAGTCTGCAGCCGGGTATGCGCTATGCATTGTTGGAGAATCAGACGCTTGCCGGTGTAATGCAACCTGGTAGTTTCTGTGTGATCATAGACGATGGATCGGGCTCGCCGCCACCTTCGCTGTTAGTGTCTGCCCAAGGCGTCGTAGATGCCGTTAGGCCTGTTGGGTCGACCTATATCGTCGTGGGCCCTGTCGTTGTGCAGGCCTTGGTGGCGCTGACGATCGAGACGACTACGCCGGCCACGCATCTGGCGGTGGCTCAGGCTGTGCAGGTGGCCATCGCAGCATGGATTGCTAGCCTGCCTATTGGCGGCACGCTTGCAATTTCTATGCTGGACGCGATCGCCCATGAAACCGATCCCAGCGTAATAAGCGTTACGACGACGTTAATCAATAACGCCAACCAGGATCTCACGGTAGCAGATAATGCCGTCATTCTGTCGGGCGGCATTGTGGTGAGCTGAAATGTTGGGTGACGCCACTGACATGGCAGGGAGGATGCGCGCCACCTTGCCGTTCGGTTGGTTTGCCGATGATGCGCCGGTGCTGCAGGCCGTACTTCAAGGCGTCGGAACCGCATGGGCAGCCTGCTACAGCCTGCTCCAGGCATTGATACTGCAAAGCCGGATTTCTACCGCGACCGGGGAGTTTCTGGACTTCATAAGTACCGACTTCTTTGCGACAATGCTGCTCCGCCTAAACGGTGAATTGGATGCCTCTTTTAGGCAGCGCATTCTGTATGAGTTGCTGCGACCGCGTGGCACGAGGGAAGCAATTTCTGTTGCCTTAGGTCAGCTGACCGGGGAAACTCCGGACATCTTCGAGCCGGCACGCACAACTGACACAGGTGGCTACAATTTTGGCGGATGCGGCTTCGGAGTCGCCGGAGGTTGGGGCAACCTTAGTCTGCCATTTCAATTTTTTATTACCGTGCATCGGCCGGTCGGTGGCGGCATTGCCAATCTAGCCGGTTATGGGACGGGTGGTGTGCCAGTGCGAGGAAATCTGAGCATGGAAGCTGCCCAATTGACCGACGCTGACCTATTCGCTGCCGTTCCTCCCCTGCTGCCGGCTGGCACAATTGCATGGGCCAGGATCAGTTCCTGACGTAAGAGGCGTAGCGCCAGATACCGTAGGCCGCGGCGGGCGGAAAGAGCCCGCAGCCCGACTAGTTGAGGAGTATCCGATTGTGGACAGACAAATTGTCTATCCGGGCGCGATTCCGCTAGACACTGATGTGCTCAGCATCGAACGCGACGCCATGGTTGCCATCGGGTATCTTGCCCAGGTTGTACTTGGGACTGGCATGGTGGCTGATGGCCTGGCTTGCGTCCCCACGCAACCGGCGACGATGGGAGTTTCGGTTGGGCCCGGCAGCATTACGCAATTTGGTGCCGTCGATACCACTGCGTTCGGGTCGCTGCCAGCGGAACCAACAGAGCCGCTTGTACGCATTGGGATTAATCTAACCGGCACCAACTTTACCCTTACCGCTCCAACTACCTCTGGCTATGCCATAAACTATCTGATTGAAGCAACGCTGCTGGAAATAGACACGACACCTGTTGTATTGCCATACTACAATGCGGCGAACCCCGGCCAACCCTTCAGCGGACCAAACAACGATGGGGCTGCGCAAAATACGCAGAGGCTCCAGCAGGTTCAGGTTCAACTGAAGGCGGGGGCACCAAATGTCGCTGGCACGCAACAGACGCCTGCGGTAGATGCCAGCTGGGTGGGGCTATTTGTCATTACTGTCTCAACCGGTCAAACCTCGATAACTGCGGCAAACATTTCGGCGCTTCCTACGGCGCCTTTTCTCAGCTGGAAATTGCCACAACTCAGCCCGGGCACGCAGAACCTGGCGGCTTTTTCACCCACCAATCAAGGCAATTGGGCGGTACCTGCGGGCGTTTCGAAGCTTAAACTGCGAATTTGGGGAGGTGGCGGTGCGGGTGGCGCCGGCTTTGGCGGTGCCGGCGGCGGCGGCGCAGGGGGTGGCTATATCGAGGGATTCTTTGAGGTGCCGGCGGGTGAAAGCTATTTCGTAACGGTTGGCAACGGCGGCGTAGGATCGGGCACGCAAGGTGGGACATCGAGCTTCGGAAGCGTGGCCAGTGCAACCGGCGGCCAGGCAGGTGACAATGGGGCAAGCGGCGTCGGCGGTGCCGGTGGAACCACCGGCGGCATCGGCAATGGGGCCGGCTGGCAGGCGACGGGGCAAGGCGGCGGGGCGGCGTTCGTCGCCGGCAGTACGTGGGTGAGTGGTCGCGGCGGGAGCGCTTTCGGTGGAGCAGGCGCAGAATCTGTGCTTGGGGCCGCCGGAGCAGATTTGGATGGCCACACGGCAACGTTACCGGGAGGCGGGGGCGGCGGTGCCGTCGGCAGCGGCCTTGGTGGCCAGGGTGGGGCGGGTCTAGTGTTGATAGAATGGTAATGATGCGGCTTACACAGTTGGTGACCCGGTAAACGCACGAAAATTGCTTGGCGTTCTAGTCGCGCTTTGCAATTTTCTTGATTAGGCGTTCTCAAGTCTGCCGTGAATTTGTACCAAAGAGCGGGTGACGGCATACGCACAACGAACTCGCTACGCTAAGCCTTGGCTTAGACGTACAAACTGAATTGTGACGGTTGTACCGCGTAGGCGCGCCTTGGAGTATCTCATGTCAACACAAGCGAGTTATTCCTGGATACCATCCACCGCCCGGGTTGTCGTTGTGGATGGCTTCGGTCCTGTGCCACGCGGCACTTTGCAAACGGTGCCGCCGGCGCTGACGTGGCCAACCAAGGATCCTGGAGACACACTTGACTACGTCTTCGACATTTGTGAGGCATTGGCGGGAAATGATGGGGATGCGATTGCCACTTTGGACGTCGCCATTTATCCGGACAATCCTGGCGACCTGACATTGCAGTCGTCGAGCGCCGATGGCGATCAGGCTATTCTCTGGCTTACAGGAGGATTTGCCGGCACGATCTATGCCGTCACGGTTACCGTTAGCACAAACAGTGGACGGTTTCTTAATCGTACTGTTAGCCTCCCGGTACTTTCATTGGCGACCCCCCCGGTGTCCCAATCGGACATTATCACAGAAACCGGTGTGCCCATTACGACTCAGACCGATCAACCAATTACGGCGTCCTGAACAGGGTGGCGAGCTATGCCGACGATTGATGAGCTGCCACCCGCGGTATCCGTGAGCGACGGCGACGAACTGATGGTTTCGCAATCGGATATCGCCAGAAAAGCGACTCGTGCGCAGCTGCTGGCGGGCGTTCAACCTGCATTGGCTCTAGGCGCAGGCTCACTACTTGGTCGAATCAGCGCAGGAATAGGAGCGCCGGAACAGATCGGCATCGGCGCCAATCTTGCTGTTGTTAACGGCGTGATGAACGCGCCCGCCCCGTTTGTGATTGCTTCCCTGGGAACGGGCACTACGCCGCAGCCCGCTGACCTGGTAGCGATTGCCGAGGGTGGCCAGAATGCTGCGGTCAGTTACACGACTTTCATGAGTGGCCTCCACGGCATCACCGGAATTGACGGTTCGCAGCTGGAGGTTGCACCAACTGGTGGCGTCGGTTCGCGGAGATTGTGCGACCTGATGGCTGATTCCATCAGCATCGAATCATTTGGTGCTGTCGGCGATGGTATTACCGACAACACCCAGGCATTTCTGACCGCATTGGCAAGCGGCCGTGCTCTTCGGCTTGACAGCCAAGTCTATGTTGTGAACGGCCCTGTCGTCGCGCAGCAGACTTCAGCGATGTTTGGAGTTCCCGGTGGCACGATTATACGCCGAAACCAATTGATTGCGGAACAGACATGGATCGCCGTCTCAGGTTCAGACTTTTTTGCATATGGGGTCGTGTTCGACGCGGGGCTCCTTGCGGCAGGCGATATGCCCGCAGTGGCTGTTTTGGCAAACTGCCAGTCCGCGGTTTTTGTACAATGCCGGTTCCTGAACGCGACCGGATTGACCCAGGGTCATGGGCTATTCATTAACGCGACGTTGGGCAGTTCTCACGCGGTCCGGGGCAGCGTTATGACCGGGAACGCCCAAAGCGGCATTGCTGCTTCCGGGCCTGGCTTTGTCACAATTAGGGACAGCGCTGCGACAGACAACGGGGCATGCGGGATATCTGTTGCCGCAGGCACTGGGTATCTGCTGGCTAGCAACATTTGCAACGGAAACCAGATTGGCTTGTCCGTGGGCAATTGGGGTGCCGGTACGGGCGCGTTTCAGGGTTCCTCAGGCGGCATGATTGCCGGCAACATATGCTCGAACAACACGATATGGGGATTGGCGATTGGTGGTCCAGCCACGACAATTTCTGGGAATGTCGCACAAGACAACGGCGGCAACGCCCTTGGGGGCGGTGCTCTGTTACGGTTGAGCGGCGGCCTTGTCAGCAGCAACAGCATCGCTGGCGGTGCTTGCGGTATTGATGGCAGGACCTGCTTGTTCACCTCGTTCTTGGGAAACTACGTTTCCGGATGCGCGGTAGGAATTTCCGCAGGTGGTTCACAAAACGGGCGAATTCGAGACAATCAACTATCCGGAAATGGGTGGGGCATCACCATCACCGCGATCGAGCCGACCTTATCGCCGGCGCCAACCGGGCCGCTTACGGTGGATGCAAACTGGATTGGTTTCTCGTCGGCGCAGGGTGGCGGAATTATTGTTCTTGATGGCGCTGTAGGAATCAGCGTCGTCAATAATGACATAAACGGGTGGGGTAGTTCCAGTGTCGGTCAGGCCCTCTGGGCGCACACGGATGCGCTGATTGTTGACGGCAATCGTTGGAATAACGCGGTTGAGTTCTCCGTGCAGGCCGGCATGGTCGCAGGACTGGCAACATTGGTTGTTCCCGACGTCGCGGACCGCGTGTTAATTACCGCGGCGGCACCAACCGTTTCGGCAATATTGACGAACCATCAAGCCGATACACTTGGCCAAATCACCTTCCTCCGCGTTACCAATGGAGGGAGTGGATATACGCAGGCGCAGGTGAGCTTTTCCGGGAGCGGTACGGGCGCGGCCGCCAATGCGGTGGTCGCAAATGGACAGGTCGTCTGGCTGGTCGTGACCAACCCCGGTTCCGGCTATGGTGCCATCGGCAACGGTGTGCAGGCTACCATCAGCGGCGACGGTACCGGCGCGACGGCGCTGGGATTTGTCGGTCTACCCATCCTCGAAGCACGGCGGCTCCGGCTTTCCTGCAACGCGCCGGTGCATATGGTGTTGGCGGGTTCGAGCCCACCACAAGCGAGCTGGACTGGCTTCGATACGACCATACCGGCGTTTGGCGCCGCCGAGTTGGAAGGTACATTTGGCAGTTGGCGTATCGTGAACTCACCGCCTATCGACTATCTTGCGCCGACCGGCGACGGGGGCGTGACGGTTCAGAGCGTCGCTGGCGGGAATATTACGCTACGGCCGTCCGGTGCGGGCTCATTGCAGATCGCGAGTGGCGCCGAGCCATTGGGGTGCACGTCCAATGTAGGAAGAGGCGCACCAACGGGGCAATATGCCGCGCCGCCGGGGTCTGACTACCGCAACCTGAATGGCGGCGCCGGAAACACGTTTTGGATTAAGCAGAGCGGAACAGATGCGACGGGCTGGATCGCGGTCGCCTGAGTTCGTTGGCAAGCTCGATTTTCCGATCCAAGTTGCTGTGAGGATATAGAATGCCGACCATCCCTCAGTTGCCACCCGCGACGACGACGGGGGCGCAGGATGAGTTGCCGGTCAGCCAGGAGGGCATTACGCGCTCGGTTACAGTGTCCGAACTTCTCAGCGGAACACAGCCCGCCATCGAGATTCCCTCGGGAGATCTGCTTGGACGCGTATCGCTCGGCCCCGGTGGACCGGAAGCGGTTCAGGTCGGCCTAGGATTGGAGATTAGCGGTGGAACAATGGCCGCCGACGGAGGCGATCACGCATTCTTTGCCGCTGAGTCGGCGCTCGATCTGACCGACGAAGCCATTCTGAATTCTTCCGGTATTCCTGTTCGTCTTCCGTTGCCGCTACTGCGGGGACTATTTACCGCTGGCACAAACGTTGCGATTGGCCAAGCCGGATCCATTTCAGCGGAAACCGACCCAGCCGTTGAGACCGAACTGACCTCGCTTACCAGCGGATTGGCGACCACGAACGCGAATCTGGCTGCGTTGGCTGCGTTGGTTCCTACTGGCGGCTATGTTGCGCTCAACGGCCAGGGGCAGATGACGGCACCTGTAGCGGGGCCAGTTACACTCGGCACCGTCTCCGTTGCAACTGGTGCACCGGAGCGGACGTTGGGTGCTATGTCCGTAGATACTGTAAATGTTGTGGATTTTGGAGCACTCACGGACGGCTCCGACTGCACCGCAGCATTTAATGCCGCTTTCGACGAAATTCCAGCAAGCGGCGGCGATCTCTTCATTCCTGCAGGCGATTATCACTTTATGAGCCCGTTGGTTTGGGGCAGTAAGCCATTAACCATGCGCGGCGCCGGCAAGGGACAGACGCGCCTTCACCTTCAGCATACAGGTATTGGTTTTGATTTCGATCAAACCAGTCCCTTGAACAGAGTCGTTCTGCGGGACTTTTCCGCATTCGCTGAAAGCAGTGCCGGACAGACCGCGGCTGTCGCGCGAATTACTTTTCCTCAGCAAACCTCGTTTGGCTACATTTCTGCGTTTGTAAGCGATATTGAATGCTTTGGTTATCCAAACGGAAGCAACGGTCTTCCACCGTTTCCACAAACATTCTTACGTGGTATTGTGCTCAATAATTGCTGGAGCACACAGGTCAACAATGTGTCGTGGTTTGGCCCCCCGGCCGCGGCCGGGGCCACCAACTCAGCCGCCATTGAGGTAAACGGCTCAATTGACACAAGAATCCTGGGGTTGCAGGCCTATTTCGGGCAGGCAGCGGTATTGCAAACCGGGGTTTGCCAAGGTGTCTACATTTCAAGCCCGGTGGTCGTCGGAACGGACTATCTGATTGCACAAACTGATATTACAACATGGCCTGGCTATACGACAACTAAGATTGTTCTTCTCGGTCTATGGGTTTCACACGGTGAGGTTAATACGAACCTTGGCACAGTACAGCTGACTAACGCAACGATAGGGCTCTTTTTTGGACTTGATATCACCCGCAATGGTGGACCAAATATTTCGCAGACCTTGTTCAATTTAACCAACGTGTCTAGCTACTGGATTGTTGGCTGTAACTTCCTCGGTGGTCCGTCCGGTGGTAACAATCAGGACGTAGCTATAGAATTCGTCAGCACATTCAACTCATCGAACAACACAATAGGGGCCTGCCAATTTGGAAATCTGGCGACGGTTCTGAAGATTGGAGACGGAAATGCAACCGTTGGGCTTACCACATTCGCCCTTAGCGCCGGAGGTGTGCCTGCGTCAACTGCGTTTATTGACAATTCGGCGGCGAATGTCAACAATTTTATAAACTTTCAGAGTCTTGCAACCAGCACGGCACCGGCAGGGATCGCGAATACCAAGGATCATGTTTTTGCCGCTGCTGATGGATCAACCTTATTCCAAATCAGTTCCGTGCTGTCGGCGGCAAACCATATCCGTCACCAGGCGGCAACGCACAGCAATTCACCTACCATCATATTTGAAGGTACCGACAGCACCATTAATGGCGTCATCCAAACCAAGGGTGGCAATCTGTTTGTTAATGCGTCTGGAGGCAGCAGCGGCAGCGGCAATCTTGTCAGTTTGCTCAATGTTCCTGGGGCGGTGAACTGGCCTGAACTTCAAAATGCGACAAGCGGCAATTTGAGCCTACTTACCACCAACGCCGGAGGCCTCGAGGTGCAACCGAAAGGTCCCCTCTGGCTGTCGCCGTCCAACGGTCTATTCGCGCCGGGACTGCCAACGACAAAGCCAGCCACCGGATCTGCCGAGCTTTGGAATAACAACGGCGTTGTTTCCATTGCGTGAGGCGATGAAGGGATATGACCGAAGCGCTAAGGAGGCGTTCAAATAGGTAGCACGCGAAGAAGGCAAGAGTGTTCTTTTTTGAAAAAAAGAACCAAAAAACTTTTTTCCGTTAAAGTCAGAAAACGTATGTTGCCATACGTACAAGGCAAAATGCGCAAAAGTTTTTTGCTTCTTTTTTTCAAAAAAGAAGTCCTTCTTTCTGGTGTCCCACAAGCCCCGATGATACCGAATTGCGCGTCGGATTAGGCGAGTGCTGCGCACACGCGGTAGCCCCCCGTGTATCACGCCAACAGCGACAGCCCGCAAGCCGATAAAATCGGGTTTGGGGACCTGTCCCGCCAGTCGGGGGCAACGCCCCTGGCCGTACTTACTTTCGCGGCGCTGGCCATTGACCTGGCGCGTCAATCAAAAAAGACTATCCACGGCGGTACCCGCCGGAGGGCAGCAA